ATTCTGTGTATCTCCAAGGACGGTCATGACTCGGTTCAAGACAATGATGAAACCCTTGCAATGATTGGGTTTGGCGTTGAACAGCCTCGGTTGGTTACGCCGACTGGGGCGTTTGGTTCTTACTCGGCTTTGGTTGGGGCTTGGAGTGAGACTCATTTGAATCGGACGTTGTTTCCGTGGCAGATGAACGCATTGTCCGGGGCGCTTGAACATGATGAGGATGGGAACTTCATGTCGAGCACTGCACTGATCAGTACGGGGAGACAGAACGGCAAGACCACGATGTTGTCGGCGCTGGTGGGCTTTTGCTTGACTGAGTTGCCGCGTATCTGGGGGCGACCCGTTCGCATCATGTCAACGGCTCATGAACTTGGTTTGGCTACTGAGGTTTTTGAAGATTTGCGTGAAGTCTTTGAACTGCTCGAAGAGTCTGGACTAGCAAAGGTGACGTGGGCGTATGGCCGTCACCAAGTCAAGATGCTCGATGGGTCTGTTTATAAAGTCAACAGCGCGACAGGCAAAAAGCATGGTGGGACATGGGACATTTTGATTGTGGACGAACTGTGGGCAATTAGTGAGAGCACGTACTTCGGGGCCCTAAAACCAAGTCAGATTGCTGTGCCTTCTCCACTGGCGTTTCTTGTTTCTACTGCTGGCGATGAATCGTCACGGGCGTTTCTAAAATTGCGCGAACAGGCGCTGGGTGTTATTGACTCTGGTGAGCGCTCTGATTTGTTCATGGCCGAATGGTCGCTGCCAACTGGCGTGTCACCTGACGACCCTCAATACTGGGGCTACGCCAACCCAGCCCTTGGGCGCACCATCACAATGAAGGGATTGGAAAGCGCGGCTGCTGCACCTGATCGTTCGCAGTACCTTCGAGCACATTGCAACCTTTGGGTCGCTGCTGCTAACTCGTGGATAAATCCGGGTGAATGGGCGAAGCGTTATACCACAAATCAAGACCTAGTTGGTGGCAATACTGTTTTGGCTGTGGACAGTTCTGTGGATGATTCAAAATATGTTGGCATTCTTTGTGGCTTAAACAGTGACGGCGACATTGTTGCCAGCGTTGCTTTTACTTGCGAAACCAACCGCCAAATGTGGCGACACATCGAGCGTCTAATGGAGGACGACCCCAAACTCAAATTGGCTATCACCCCGACGCTTGACCTCCACACCCCAGAGCCGTTAATTCGTCGGCGCTCTCTTTGGGGCTACGCAGAAATGATTAAGTACACAGGGCTAGTCAAATCCATGATCACTGAGGGCAGACTTTTGCACACTGGCGAAGAGATGCTGGCAGAACACGTCAATAGGGCAACCCTTGTCAAAGCCAATGGAGCCGTCGTTTTGTCAAGCCAGAAAAGTCCGGGGCCTATAGAATGCGCTCGTTGTCTTGTTGCGGCTGCTTCGCTGGTGTCTCGCCCAACGCAATCTGGTCGGGCAATGATGGGTTCAGCAAGGTAGTTGCAAATGCAACTTGTTTGTGTAAGACTCCGCCCGTGGGATTCTTCGCTCCGAAAGTTACAACGGCACAGATTAGTTCGCCACCCGTAAAAGCAGCCGCTGGCGCTGGCGCTGCACAAATCAACGACTTCCTTGCTTATACCACAGGCGCAGCCGAACAACGTGCATTGCAGAACCCAACCGTGTCACGCTCAAAAGACCTTCTGGCTTCCATGATTGGTTGTCTTGAAATGCGCCACTACTCAAAGCAGTGGACAGGCGAGCGCTACGAAGAAATTTATCTTCCGCTTGAGCCTTGGATGGAACAGCCAGACCCAAAGGTCACGCGCAACTTCTTCTATTCAAATATCTTCAGTGACCTTTTCTTCTATGGCCGCGCTTTTGCTTTTGTAACTTCTCGTTACTCCACTGGCTTGCCAGCAAGTTTTACTTGGCTACCAGCCGCCATGATTACAACACCAAACCAGACAGGCCCCCAGTGGTTCGGCCCTTCTGATGTTATTCAATTCAACGGCATAGAAATTGGCGACAGCAACGACGTCATCCAGTTCCTTTCTCCCATTCAAGGACTTCTCTACCAAGGCGCTCGCGCACTGTCAATCGCTACTCACCTAGATCAGGCAGCAGACAGATATGCAACGCTCGAAACCGTTCCGGGATATTTGCAGCAGAAAGGCGGCGAGACTCTTGACTCTGACAGCCTTAGCGAAATTGCTGCTGCATGGTCACAGATGCGACGCCAAAACGCTATTGGTGCGCTTAACGATTATGTCGAGTTCAAAGAGTTCAAAGTTTCTCCAGCAGAAGTTGTTGCTGAACAGCGCAAGTACCAGTCACTCGAAATCGCTCGTGTCTCTAACATTCCTGCCTATCTTGTTTCTGCTCCGCAAGAAGGTTCGGGCCTTACCTACACAAACGTGCAGGACTCAAACCGCCAGTTGTATCTCTATGGAGCCAAGCCGTTTATTGAGTGCATTCAGCAGACCCTTTCGGCCTCCAATGTTTTGCCACGCAATCGTTATGTCAAATATGACATTGAAAACTATTTAGAAGAAGAAATGCACGACGTCATGGTTGAACCAGTCGTTGACGTATCAGAAGAAAGCCAATCATGATTCATTTCGTTAATGTTCCCATTAGTCTCGACGCCTCAGCAGGCGAAGATGCCCCCAAGACCATCACTGGTATTGCAGTCCCTTGGGCTCCAGTGTCGGCAACCGTTATGGACGGCACCAAAGTTTCCTTTGCTCGTGGCGCTTTTGATCTAGACATGAAAGCCCCCAAGTTGCTTGAAAATCACGACATGAGCCAACTTCGCGGCGTCGTGTCATCACTCGCTGATATGCCAGAAGGTTTAGGATTCACGGCCACCTTCGCAAAAACGGGCGCAGCCGCTGACGCCATTGAACTCGTAAAAGCAGGCGCTTACGACTCAGTGAGCGTTGGCGCTGTACCTACAAAGTTTAAGTACGACAAGAACGGCGTCATGGTCGTTTCAAAGGCTGATCTCGTAGAGATTTCCCTAGTCGCACAACCAGCATTCAAAGATGCTGTCATCACAGAAATCGCTGCATCAGAACCAGAAGAAGATGCAACCGAACCCACCCCAACAGATTCCGAGGAGGAACCAGAAGTGGCAACACAAGAAAACCCAGTGGTTGAGGTCGAGGCTTCAATCATCCCAACAACATCCATCTACGCAACCGCACGTCGTGAAGTAAAACTTCCAACCGCTGTTGAATACCTTGCAGCAGCCATCTCAGGCGGCGACCAATGGCGCGGAATGAGCGATGCACTTCGCGCAGCCGCACCAGACATTGTCACAACTGACACACCCGGAGTTCTTCCAACACCGATTATCTCACCCGTTTACAACAACTTCATTGGTCGTCGCCCAGTGGTTGATGCAATCGGCGCACGCGCACTTCCTACTGGTGGCAAGGTGTTCATTCGCCCTGAGGTCACAACCCATGTAACCATTGGCGCAAGTATTGCTGAGCAGTCACCAAGCCAAGGCACAATGGTCGTGTTCAACAACCAAGTCACCAAGCAAATTTTCGGTGGATATGTAAATATCAGCGAAGCCACAATTGACTGGAGTGACCCAGCAATCTTGTCAGTCGTTCTTGACGACATGGGTCGTATCTACGCCAATCAGACCGACAACTACGCAGCAGACCAATTGGCTTCTGGTGCATCAGTAACACAGAACTTTGCGGCAGCATCTGCAGCAGATCCTTCATACTGGACATCATGGGTTTCAACCGCAGCGCAGACAATTTTGTCATCGTCTAACGGCAACTTGCCAACGCATATGTTCGTCAGCCCTGACTGGTGGGGAACTCTCATGAGCCTTTCCGACACCGCTGACCGTCCATTGTTTCCACAAGTTGGCCCAATGAATGCTTTTGGCAATCTTGGCCCAGCCCAGTACCAAGGAACCGCTTTTGGTTTAACCGTTGTGCCAGACCGCAACTTTGCAGCAGACACATTGCTTATCGGTGACGCATCAGGATACGAACTGTTTGAACAGCAGAAGGGCGCAATCAGCATTGACTCGCCTTCAACGCTTTCACGCACAATCGCATTCCGTGGCTACTTTGCAGCGTTGATGATTGACCCAACCAAGTTCGTCAAGGCTGCTTTCGTCTGATAAAGACGAACTAGAAAGACTGCAAGACCATGGCTGTATTTAATCTCGCTTTTCATGCGCGACTAGACAACTATGCAATCTTGCAGACTTTTGTTGATACCGACATCCAACCGCAAGACTCGGTAGTTGTAGCAGGGGCATCACATGGTTTCAACGCCACGGCCACTGTCATCTCTACCGAGCCTTACGAGTTCATTGGCGTTTCTGATGAGGGCGACTTGCTCTTTGACTATGACGTCATCATGGAAAACCAGTTCATCTATGTAAACGCTGGAGACAACTTCACTAGAAGTGTTGCCACTGGCACTGTCACTTTCACGCCAACTTGCTCATGGATTGTTAGCGCCGATGTCACCAGTTGGCTCGGCATCGAGGTTGCTACCGCTAACGACACCGCATTCATCGCTGTATGCGTCTCAGCGGCTAACTCTTGGGCGTTCCGCAAGCGTAGAGAGGCTGGCTACACAGACAGCCTTACAACGGCTCCAGACGGCGCAGCGAAACTAGGCACAATCATGTATGCAGCCACCCAATACCGCTCCCGTGGCGCTGTTGATGGTTACGCATCCTTTGACTCAATGGGCATGGGAACACCAACCATGTCGCTCGGTCAGATTATGCAACTGCTTGGCTGTGGAAGGCCACAGGTCGCCTAATGCCAGCAACGGGCATTCTTGCCGACGCAGTAACTGCCACCAAGACCGCACTTACGGCTTTGGGCTTGAAACCAGTTACCGACCCACGCAACGCCCGTCCCTTGTCAGTGATGATTGAATTACCAACGCTTGATGCGTTCACATACAACGTGGGCGATATTCGGCTTGTCATTCGTGTTCTTGCTGGGCCTCCGGGCAACCAAGATTCAGGCGATTACCTGATGACCACTGTTGACACAATTATGAACTCACCAATCGCCATAGTGGATGGAAGGCCATCTCTCGCTTCATACGGCGAACAGATGCTTCCTTGCTATGACATGACCGTTGCTGTAGCAGTACGGCGCAACTAACAAAAAGGAGCCACCAATGGCAACAACAACATTCCTATCCAACGCAACTATCGGAATCACCCAAGGTGCAACCACAACTGATTTGTCAGATCAAGCCAATGCTTGCATGATTACAATCGGCCAAGACTCTCTTGAATCAACAGCATTTGGTGACACTGGTCATCGTTTCACTGGTGGCCTCCAAACAGTTGATGTGTCAATCACTTTCTTCTTGTCATACGGCGCAACCGAAGTTGAAGCAATCCTTGCATCATGCGTAGGCACAGGCACCACAATCTTGACCATCTCGCCATCAGGCGCAACAGAGTCAGCAACAAACCCTGAGTACGTTCTCACAAACTGTATGCTCGCCAACTTCACGCCAATCAACTCCACAGTTGGTGAACTCGCAACCGTAGAGGCTTCCTTCACTGGCGGCACTTGGGTACGCGACATCACTGCTTAAACAAGAAACAACATCATGCAACTCACGCTCAAAGTAACCACAGACCAAACGACCTATGAGGTCAAAACAAACCTCTACGTCATAATCGCTTGGGAACGAAAGTTCAAACAAAAGGCTTCAAACCTTGCCACTGGCGTAGGACTTGAAGATTTAGCGTTCATGGCTTTTGAATCCTGCAAAGTAAACGGCATTTCAGTGCCAGCAGTATTTGATGATTATGTCAAGCGTTTGGTTGCGATTGAAGTGGTATCGGACGAACCAACAAACCCCACCGTCGAGGCACCTACTCACGATCTCTAGCAGAAGTGCTAGTTGAGACTGGGTGGTGGCCTCCACAAATACCTTTTGAAACGCAAGACATGAACACTGTGATAGATGTGATTAACAAATCGAGGCGCAAGTGACTAGCGAACTTGGCCCTATTGAAGTTGTCGGCCTCAAAGATGCTCTTGCGCAATTGAACAAAATTGACAAGAAACTTAGGCGTTCTATCACTACTGACTTTAAGAAAATTGTTGACCCAGTACTTGTTGAGGCTCGACGCAACATTCCTGATGACGCACCGCTTTCGGGTATGGCTCGGTCTTGGACTGGCAAAAGTGGCGCTGAAATTATGCATTGGGAATCAGCAAAAGTAAATAAAAACCTCAAAGCATTTACGAGTGGAAAAAAGGTTCGTGACGCTCCGGGTGGATTTAGGCAGAACCTTGCCACGTTTGGCATTAGGTGGGGAGGCCCGCAGGCTACGCTCTTTGACATGGCGCGAAAAGGCAAATTGTCTACCGCACTTCAATCTCGATATGGCTCACCTTCTCGCGTTATTTGGCGAGCATACGAAGCCCAAGATGACTTAGTAGAAAAAGAAGTTCGCGATTTAGTGAATCGAGTCATGAAGATGACTGGCAATAACGGGAGAATCTGATGGCTATTACTATTCCAATTATCAGTGAATTTGATGGTGGTGGCATAAACAAAGCCATTGCTCAATTCAAGCAGTTAGAAACAAACGGTCAAAAGGCTCAGTTCGCTATCAAGAAGGCTGCTGTCCCAGCCGCTGCCGCACTTGTTGGTTTAGGCGCTGCACTGTTTGACGCCACTAAGGGCGCTATTGAAGATGACGCTGCACAAAAGAAATTAGCCCTTCAGTTAATGAACAGCGCTGGCGCTACTGACGCGCAAATTGCTGCCACCGAAACGTGGATTTCTACACAGGGTCGTGCGCTTGGCGTAACTGATGATGACCTTCGTCCTGCTCTTGCTCGATTGGTTAGCCAAACCCATGACGTCACTAAAGCCCAAGAACTTGCTTCGTTGGCTATGGACATCAGCGCTGGTACTGGCAAAGACCTAGGCACAGTCACCGAGGCTTTAGCCAAAGCCGCTGGAGGTTCCACAACAGCCCTAGCCAAACTGTCACCCGAACTCAAGCAAATGGCAAAAGACGGCGCAAGCGCAGACGAAATGATGGCCGTTCTTTCTGGCACTTTTATGGATCAGGCAACAGTTGCTGCCGACAGTGCACAAGGACAATTTAAGCGTCTTGGCATTGCCCTATCAGAAACAAAAGAGTCAATAGGCGCTGCACTTATCCCAGCCGTTGAAGCCATGCTTCCATTGCTTACTTCGTTTGGTAACTGGGCACAAGAACACCCCGGAATCTTGCTGGCTATCGGCGCTGCCATTGCCACTATCGCTGCTGCCATTGTTGCTGTAAACATCGCTATGGCTCTCAACCCATTTAGCCTCATAGCAATTGCAGTAGTTGGTTTAGGTGCTTTGCTTGTAACGGCCTACAAGAAGTTCACACCATTCAAAACTGTTGTGGACTCAATCTTTGGCGCTATGGAGTTTTGGATTGGCGAAGTAGTTATTCCATTGTTCAATACTTTGCTTTCAACTGTGAAGGCCGTCTTTAACGGCATCGCTCGAATCTGGAACAGCACAGTCGGCAAGTTGTCATTCAAGATTCCCGATTGGGTTCCGGGTATCGGTGGAAATGGTTTTTCAATGCCAGACATTCCAATGCTTGCCAATGGTGGAATCGTGACCAGCCCAACTCTTGCTTTAATCGGTGAGGCTGGCCCTGAGGCTGTTATCCCTCTTTCCCAAATGGGCAATATGGGTGGTGGCATGAACATCACAGTGAACGCTGGTCTTGTTTCAACGCCCGACCAAATCGGTCAGCAAATCATTGAAGCAATTCAACGCGCACAGCGCCGTAGCGGAACGGTCTTTGCAGCAGCATGAGTACCCCAACTATGCAGGTCATGGTGGGCTTTCAAAGCACCACAGGCTTCGGTACCCCATTCCTTCTGAATGATGCCTTCTACGGCGTTCTGGACACGGCTGGCAGGGGAACCCTTGGTGGTGTCACCATGGTTGACCTGACCTACTTGGTTGAGTCAGTCAATATCACCCGTGGACGCTCACGCCAGTTAGATCAGTTCAATGCTGGAACAGCAACTATTGCTTTTGACAATGCCAGCCAAATCTTGAACCCAAGCAACACGTCAAGCCCTTACTACCCGTTTATGTTGCCTCGATGCCCAGTGCAAATACTTGCCAACGGCATTCCCATCTACACGGGTCTTGTGACCGACTGGAACCTTGACTACGACATCAGCAATCAGGACATGATGTACGCCTCGTGTTCTGATCAGTTCACAGTGCTTGCCAACCAAGCCTTGAACGCTGTGACGCCATC